AAGGCCATCACGTTCAGGCAGTTTTACGGGGGAATCGAGGATAAGTACTCACATATCAAGTACCTTGCCTCGGTTAAGGGCTTCATGACCGAGCAATGGGAGCAGTTCAAATCTAAAGGATATGTCCCGACCCCCTTCTTTAAGCGCCAGATAACCTCTAGGCACATTTCGGAGCCTGACCCGCCCAAAGTATTCAACTACATCCTCCAAGCGACTGAGGGCGAATTAAGCATCCCCAAGGTTAAAGCGGTGTTGGACTTTTTGAAGGGGCATAAGACCTGTGCGGTGCTTTACACCTACGATGCTGTCATGTTCGATTATTATAAACTCGAAGGGTTGGAACTGTTGCGGGACATTCAGAAGATTATGAGTTTTGACGGGCGCTTCCCGATGAAGGCTTACATGGGGGACTCTTACCAAGATGTGAAGCAGATTCAGCTTTAGAAGTAGTTCTCGCAGACACCGTGGACGACGTTGTATATGTACGTCCTACTTCTGGAACTACTGCCTACGGTAATGATAACATTGTTCGTGCGCCATTGTTCGTTCTGTTCGTCGTAAGGAGAACTCGGGATAAATCGCACTTGAATATCAAACCGTTCCAAGTTCTGGAATATTTTGAGAAGGTCGAAGTAATCACTCTTGCCCGAAGCGTTTGGAACCGGAGTCCCATCGTCATATTGGAACGTTACTTTCACTGCCTGTAGGCGTGCTTTCTTCTTTCCTTTCGGGACTGTTCTTCCAGCATAGAGGTCTGCGTCTCCGCTAGTATCGGGTGGTTCTGCATCTTTGAGAACGTCGTAGGCGGCATTGATGTATCGCATGTCATCATTACTTCCTCCTTTGTCGGGGTGATGTTTCTTGACGAGAGCGATGTAATACTTCTTCAATGCACCTTTCTCCATTTCGGCAGCGTTTGGAACACCGAACTTGGCGAAAATGGTGTTGGCAACATCGGGGGTCATCCCCTCTAGCAACATGTCTTTGAGGCGTATCACATGAATAAATATAAGGTACTTTGGTAGGGGCACCAAATATTTATATTCCAAAGGTATGAGTAACGTCCTAGACAGGGTTTTCAATGAAGTTTGCCTCGACGAGAGAATCACAGATGGTATCTTTCGCATGGAAGAAGCATCCCATATGGATGCTCTCCGTGATTACTTCCTCAAAAAGGGAGTAGCGAGAGAGGCTGCAATTAGTGTCACCAACCGTATGGTTGAGGGTAAATACCCGGAGCGACAAGCCTACAATAAGGATGGCATTCTCGTAACCTTTCCTACTCCACAACACAAGGCCCGTGCAATTGCCCGTGGCACCCACTTTGAGAAGAACCCCGTCCCACAGGTTCATCAGCCTGACCAAGAAGAACCCAAACATGCTCCCCCCGGGTCTAAGCCAGAGCCGGGAGAACTTCCTGCTGATGACGAGCCAGAGAAGGATGATAAGGATGACGAAGATGATGATGGAGGCGGTGGGTCTCATGGCGGTGGTGGAAAAGAGCCAACGATTTTTCAAGGCGACAAACAACTGGATGTTGAACCTCCCCGTGGAGAGGAAACACCAGAACCCCCGCCGCAGCCGCCTTCTCCAACAATTCCCCCTGCCCCACGCACACCACAACGAGTTGCGGCAGAAAAGGAAATCACCCGACAGATTCTTGCAACCGATGACACGACTCTTTCAAACGTCAGTGCCCCCGTAGGCCCGAACGAAGAGACAAAGCGTCAGTTGCAAGAGTTGTTCAAGAAAGCCGACGAGATGGGGCTTCGGGAAGCCATCAAATTTTTGTCCCATTATGTGAAGCCTTAATAAGTCACTCGTTTCAAGCCTATGACAGACCAAGATACAAGACAGTTATTGTGTACCTTTTCCAACGACAAGGATTTCCGCACCGTTGCCGACGAGATACGTAAATTTTACGAAGTGTACAGCAATCGTGTTTTTGCCTTCGTTAACGCCCAAAACCCCAAAGAAATCTATTTGACATACAACGTTCTGAACATGCGAAAGGATGCTCCGAAGTTTCCAAATACGATTCTTATTCACCGTAAGAAGCAGACCAATACGCTTTATACTTTGAACGCCATGAATCGCCTCATCGAGGAAGAACATGGGTGCGCCGACAAGACGTATCAGGTCAATTGGAAGCTGTATGAGAACTCTCTTATAATAACTGGTGACGTTTCCATCCGCATTATTCCTCTCAAAATCTCCACAATCATGGACTGAGTTATGACTTCCCCCGAGACGTTGGAATACCATCGCAAGTGGAGACTCTCTAACCAAGAGAAGGTTAAGTTGTACCGACAAAATAACCGAGAGAAACAAAAGGAATGGTCTCGGCAATGGAGGGATACTCACAAGGAGAAATGCCGAGAGTACGTCAAACTGTGGAAGTCCAATAATCCCGAGAAGTCTCGTGAAATAAATGCGAATGCACGTCTCAAAATGTATTACGGCATAACGCTTGAAGACTATAATAGAATGCTTGAAGAGCAGGGAGGATGCTGTGCTATTTGCGGAAAGCCGAGCACCGATTATAAGAGAAATCTTCATGTTGACCATGACCACTTGACAGGGAAAGTTCGAGGACTTCTATGTGTCAGGTGCAATTATGGAATTGGATATTTTGGTGAAGATACGACTTTACTTGAGAATGCAAAAGTGTACCTTACCAAATATGCGGGGTTAAAAAAAGTCAAAGATTTTTGTTAAAATAAGTTGTTGAAGGTACTGGTTTATGGTTTAATGGTGATAGTTATAGGGGAGTTAGTTAAGACTTGAACCCATCGTTCGATGATTAACACTTACCTAGTTAAACCATTAAAAAAAGGAAACAAAATGCCAGTAAATGTAGCAAAGCTTGCAGAGCGCCTCAAGCAATTTGAAGACGGCGCAAAAGCCTCCGAGTTCGCAAAACTTCTTTGGAGACCCAAAGAGGGAACTCAAACCATCCGCATTGTCCCATACAAGTTCAACCCTGAGAATCCGTTCATAGAGTTGAAGTTCTATTACAAGCTTGGTGGGAACAACTACCTCGCCCCGTGTACCTTCGGTAAGCCAGACCCCATTCTGGAAACCATCGAAGCCCTCCGTGCAAGCGGAAGCAACGAAGAGAAGGAAATCGCCGCAAAACTCGCCCCCGTTACTCGCACTTACGCACCAGTCATTGTGCGTGGTGAAGAGGACCAAGGCGTCCGTTTCTGGGGCTTCGGAGTGCAAGTGTACAAGCAGCTTCTCAAGCTGATGACCAATGCCAAATACGGCGACATTACCTCGTGGACCGAAGGTCGAGACATTGAAGTCGAATTCCACAAGGAAAGCAAGAAGAAAGGCAAGGATGGTAAGTCCTTCCCTGAGACGACTATTCTCGCTGACCCCAACATCACCCCGGTCGTTGACCCAACCCGCCGTGACTACATGGAGAAATTGAAGGACCAAACGGACATCCTTACAATCTTCCCCTTGAAGTCCTACGACGAACTCAAGGCCGCTGTTGAGAAGTGGTTGAACCCCGATGACGCCGAGGCTGCTGCCGAAGCTGCCAACGAGGCTCATGTCGCTTCCACAACTGCTGCTGCGACCAGTACCGCTCCCGCCACTGCGGCTCCTGCCGCACCTTCAACGCCAGCCACGACTCCTGCGGCTGCTCCTGTAGCTCAAACCACCACGGCAACGGCCACGCCTTCAAACGCCAACCTTGCCAATGAGTTTGAGAAATTCTTCCAGAGCTAACCCTCTGCGGAGAAAGTTAAAATAAGTTGTGGGGATGGTAGTGTTATGCTATCATCCCCACAATCGTATAACAAGGAATTTTATGGCCGAGAAAAAGAAGAACCCCAGTAAGCATGTCGAAAGTGATGCCAACATTGACCGTGATGAAATGGCAGTCGCCCTTCAAAAAGAACTCAACAAAGCAAACAAGGACGGGAGCAAAGCTTCTTTCTTTCTCGACGAAGAGGATGACCCCTCGAAGGTGACAGATTGGTTGTCCACAGGGTCAAGCATTCTCGATTTGGCGATTTCCAACCGAAAGAAAGGCGGAATGCCAGCGGGTAAGTTCATCGAACTCTCGGGCCTTGAAGGCACGGGCAAGAGTTTGATTTGTGCCCAGATGATTGCCGAGACTCAGAAGCGTGGCGGTCTCGCTGTGTTTTTCGATTCTGAATTTGCAGTTGATAAGACATTCTGGGTAGCCCTTGGGATTGATGTCAAAAACGTCAACTATGTTCCCTTCACCACCCTCGAAGAACTCTTCACCAAGATGGAGCTATGTGTTGGTGCTTTCCGCAAAGTTAGCAAGGACCGACTCCTGACCATCTTTGTTGACTCCCTGACCCAAGCTTCCGTTGAAAGTGAAATGGAGTCTGAGCATGGAGTGGATGGATTTAGCACCGGAAAAGCCAAGGTCATTGCCAAGGCGATGCGAAAGATTACAGGACTCATTGCTCGTCAGCGCATCCTCACGGTATTCACCAATCAACTGCGCTACAACATGAATAGTGGACCGCACGGTGAGAAGTGGATTACTCCCGGCGGAAAAGCATTCCCATATGCATGTTCGGTTCGTGTTCGCTTCGTCAGCCTCGGAAAACTCAAGAAGGGCGACGATATTATCGGTATGAAGTGTCAAGCACAAGTCATTAAGAATCGTCTTGGCCCCAACTGGCGCACGGCTGCGTTCGAGATTCACTATGACTCGGGCATTCAGAACTACAAGAGTTGGGTTGATTTCATGAAACTTCATGGTATCATTACTGGTGACTGGCGTTGTTGGAAATACACCCGCCCAAGCACTGGTGAGAAAATCGAGTTCAGCACAGCCGAGTTCGTTGATAAGATGAATTCAGACGAAGCACTCAAGGAAGACGTGTACAACTCCATCTCTGATACTTACATCATGCAGTATCGTGACCCCAGTGCCAAGCCAATCATCGAAGACGTTGAAGAGACTGGCGACGAGAACGATGACATCACCAAGAACGCAGTTCAAGAAGACTAATCTACAAACCTATGAATCTATCTGAACTTGCAGCAAAGGTTGAAGAGGCGCAGGAAGCGTGTGTTTCAGCCAACATTGACCCATCACAGATTACGGTAGTCAGTGTTGATTACAATACATCAATGCCCGTGAAACATACAGAGTTTAACCCAGATAGTCCTGTCTTCAAACTCAATGTTGACCATTAGAATAACTATGAAAAAAGTAAATCTATCCCAAACTGTTGACGCCCGAGTGTGGGCGAAAGAATGGCTCAAAACCATCAAAAAGAATCCATCCATCCCAACTGACGAAGGAACTATGATAGGTTGGTTCGCCAATGCTATCATGGCGGGGCATGACGATTGCTATCGAACGTATCATTTCGCTATGACCGAGGATACCTACAAGGAAACCAAGGCGGCGTACAAGAGATTGACGAAGAAGGTAGAAGCGTAATGGAACTCAGCCAGCAAGAGAAGTCCAGACTCTACGGCATCCTCCAAACCTTGAAGGGTGGTCCGAAGAAAGACTGGAAGAGAGACACCAATTCCAGCGTTCTCTTGGTGGATGGGACCAATACGTTCATGCGATGTTGGTGTGCTAACCCAGCAATGGATGAAAATGGTAATCACACTGGCGGCGTCGTAGGGTTCTTGAAGTCCATTGGATACGCCATCAAGCTTCTTGCCCCGACTCGTTGTGTCGTCATTTTCGATGGTGTTGGTGGGTCATTCAAGCGTCGTCAAATTTTTCCCAACTACAAAGAACATCGGAAGGGAAAAATCCGCCTCAACCGTACCTATGAGGAAATGTCCGATGCACCTACCGAAGAGGAACAATGTCGAAATCAATATTTGCGGCTCACGAACTATCTGCAAGTTCTACCCGTGAATATGCTTTCCATTGACCATGTTGAGGCGGATGATGTCATCGCATACCTTGCTACAGACTATTTTAAGGCGTCTGCTAAAGTGTACATAATGTCATCGGACAAGGATTTTCTTCAACTTTGCGATGGGCGTGTTAGTATTTATTCCCCCACCAAGAAGCGCATTTATGGTCCCGCCGAGGTCTTAGCTGATTATAGCATTCATCCCAACAACTTCGTTCTGTATCGGGCGCTTGATGGAGATGATTCGGATAACGTCCCCGGAATTGAGTTGGCTGGCCCCAAGACCATTGTTAAGCATTTTCCGTGGCTCAATGAAGACAAGCTGCATACGGTGGACGAGATAATTCATCATGCCGATGGTCTCAAAAACAAGTACAAAGTCTGTGACAACATTTATAATGGTAAGGGAGTTCTGGATAGAAATGTGGCTCTTATGCAGTTGAAAGAGACCCTACTGACTACCATTGGCCAGTTACACTGCAATGAGTGTCTTGAACCGGCGAAAATTCCTATGATGGACCGAAACGCCTTTTTCAAGATGGTTCGGGAAGATGGGATTGACAGTAATTTGCCAAACCACGTTACTTGGATAAGTGACGTGTTCGGCCCGCTTGATGCGGCGACGAGAAAGGAATAAAGTATGAAGAAGAAACACGCCCCCTATAGTTTTGAAATGAGGAATGCCCCTCGGGTCGAGACGCCATCAGTCGCCGTATGCAATGTTACAAAGGCAGAAGATGTTGCATGGTTTTTTAGCGTAACCGATGCCGAGGAATATATTGCTTGGAAGAACTCTAAGGAAAAACATGAAAAAGTATAGACTACTTAGACACGGCCATTGTTATGTCACCAAGAATGGTGATTTTGCCGTTGCGTTAATAGGCGGGAATAAGAAGCGAGGTTACACTTTTCAAGTCAGTCACACCTGTCGGGATTTCATCCCGTATAGAATCAACATTCAGTCTCGCATTGTTCCTAACGATGGATATTGGAAAGAAATCCCACCCCAAGAGTTCGCCGTTGTGGCTTACCAACATGGGATGGGAAATTCTGTTCAATTTGTTAGGTATTAACCCTGCCAATTCTTTGGTGGTTCAGCATATTTCCCATCCTTGAAAGGTTCTGGG